CGGGGGCCAGAGCCGCAGTGTCGCCCATTGCAGTAGCCAGAGGGCTTGCAGGGGCGGCAGCAGGGGCAGCGTTACCATCCAAACCGCCGCCTGTCGTGGGGGCAGTGCTGGAAGAAGTCCCACCGTAACTGCCACCAACCGTTGACATGTAATCTTTGGCAAATTGCATCGGCAGATCACGTTGCTCCGTGAAATACTGTCGTGCTGCGTCAAGCTGAGCCTGATTCTGACCCTGATACACACCGCCAGCGGCCTGCATTTGGTCAAACACGTTACCACCCGCTTGCTGACCCAAGATACCCATGTTGCCTGCGCTATTGTATGCGTTGAGCATACCCGCATTTGCATTGAGCATGTTCTGCAAGTTTTGGTTCTGCTGGTACTGGGCCATATCAAGACCTTTACCGAAGAACTCGCTACGAATCTTGGAAGCGTTGTCCATCATACGGTCTTCTGCGCCGCGTTGCAGAATGGCCCCAGCCACTTCGCCACGGCTGTTATTGGTGTTACCGCCACCAACAAGAGACCGCGCAAGAGAAGGCATGGCCTGCTCATTGAACTGACGAGAAACGTCACGATTGGCAGCGTCAATCATGCCAGAGATATACGGATTATCCGCATACATTCCGGCCTGACTGATTATGTTCTGCGTCGGGTCCATAGAGGCCCGATTATAAATATCGTTGTAGTTCTGACCAAATCCAGAGGTGGCGGCAAGGTTGTAAAGGCCGCTGCCTACCATGCCTTGTGCAAGAGGCTGTCCAAACTGAGATGCGAAGTTACCTGTAAAGTCAGCACCCGCAGTCTGGAATGGGTTTAAGCCAGCAACACGCTGACCCCCATATGCGCCCATCTGGTTGGCGTTATTGTAAGCGTTCTGAGCGCCAGCAAAGCCTGCCTTCAAGTATTTCTGCTGGGGTTTCCAAGGAGCAGTGGTGCTGCTTGTGGTGCCGCCCCCTTGTCCTTGAGAGCCAGCAAGGCCCCCCAAAAGTCCACCACCAATGGTGAGAAGAGTGCCGGTACTAAGTCCGAAAGCCATTATGATTCCTTAATCTGTTTTGAAGCGGCGGCTGCAATTTCTGCTGCCTTATTTGCTTCCAACTGCTTATTTGTAGAGCCACCAAGCAAATCGGACGCTTTTGACTCTGTGTATCTTTCAACTAAAACTTCGATTTCCTGCTCATCGTCAGGATTGGGAAAGAAGTTAGTCCAAACAGCGGTCTCAAGAGCAATAGCCGCATTCTTAGACCCAGCTTTACACATACGTGTGTGTGGGGCTGATATATCAATCGGACCATCTTCGGTAACAAGACGCAAAGTACCTTTGGAAAGGACCACGATGTTGTCTACCGAGTGGACAGCACCCACGATAACGGTTCCCTCAGGAATTGTTATCTCTCTGGCGAACAGTCCCGGCGCAAAATAGTGCCTAATCGGGCATTCAACCTGGGCTACCTGATGAAGAGCCTTCTCAATAATCTCAACCTTCTCACGAAGGGTGCGGGGAGGCTCTTCAGTATTGACGGGTAGGTCTTTTTGACTTTCTTCAGTCATAGACCTCCCGCTGTAAGCCTTGTATCTATTTCCTTCAGCGCCTCAGTCACTGTGAGAAGTACCTTTTCCAGCTTCTTCAGTTCTTCCTGAAGGTACTTCAACTGAGACTCTGGCAGCGCAGGAGGAGGAGAACGTGTGTAATTCTCTACTGGAACGCTGTAAGACATAATAAATCCTATTAACGCTTGCTAAGGGATGTAATTTCAGAATCAAAACCTGAAATCTTGAAGTTCTCAAGAGATTCCGAAGTGATTTTATAGGCCAGATAACGGCCAGAGACCCTTGTATCAATCTTGTAGTCCACTGCCGGGTCAAACGTAGTCGTTGTGCGGTACACAACAGCACTATTTGGGAGGTCAGAAGCCCCAACTTCCCACTTGAACACGCCAGAACCAGCGTCAAACGACGACTGAGGCACAATGGATGTGATGTTCTTGTAGGATCGAAGGGGAAGACCAGCGCCAGGGTCGTCTAGGTCAATACCAATACGCTCAACAAGGGATGGAACCACAGTCTCCAGAGACACCGGAAGGTTGACCACGCCTACAGAGGGGAGGTCCACAGCATAGACACGGGACTCAGTAAGCCCCACAGCGGCATCGGTAATCCCCAAAGCAATTGTCACCTTGGGCTTGATACCCTCAAAGGAGACAAACGAGGAGTTGAAGACTTCGTAAGAACCAGTCAAACCTTGGTAGGTGTTGTTGGACAAGTCAACGCTAGCCTCCGCACCACCAACGATGTTGGGGAGGTCCATGAAAGACCAAGTGTCGGTACGGTAGTTGTAGACAGCAGCTTGATTGCAGAACTGTGTACGAGGCCACTTAACCTCATCTGCCAGAGTGTTATAGCAGAAGTAAATAAGGTCAGATGCGCTATCGTGAAGAGCGAAGCAGAGGTCTTTCTTGTTCCTGTTCAGGGAATTGAAGACGTAAGATCGAACACGACCATCTGCCAAGGAACGCTTAGACATTCCATCGTGGATGTAGATGTCGTTGTCTCCGAAGACATAGTGCTTACCCTCAACCTCTACGACACAGTTGGCACCGATGACACCTCCGTCATCAAAGAGCTTGCGGAAGTTGAATACGAAGCTGGAGCCTGTGTACTCCATGAGCCAAACCTGAGTCCCCGAATAGATGACAAAGGCAGACCCAAGGACGCACCCATCTCGGATACCAGAGGACAACTCGCCAAGGATATTCTCACCAGCGATGTAGGAAGTATTTGCCGGGTCCCAACGAAGATCAGCAACAGCCGACGAGTACGCCACGGGATTAGACCACTTGACCATCGTGGGGTACTCAACGGCCCCCTTGGTGACATTCAAACAGATCACATAATCCAGATAACCACGGATTACTGCGGCAGAGTGGGTAGACACCCAGTCCCCACCCATGAACGAGTAGGAACTATCCGTTTTGATGTTCCTGGCATAAGGACGCATACCCTTACGAGCAAGGAACGACAGGCCAGCCACTTGGGCGTGTGTCCAAGCTTCATCGTTGGTAACTGAAGTACCGGAGTAGTTGTAAGTAAGATTCCCGTTGGGGTAGGTGCGAACAACCCCATCGTTATCGCAGACCAGAACAGTCTCACCGAACGATGGGTCAGAGTAGGAGCCTACGAACCGAGAAGAGGACGAGGAAGTTCCCTCAGCAGCATCATAAGTACCAGTCTGGGAGTCAAAGCTTCCAGTGGAGGAAGCATAACTCAGGGTAGATCGGATGGCTGGAAACAGTTGCTTGAACAGAGGTGCCCTCTGGACACGGTTCTCATCAAAGATGACGTTCTGGCCCCTGCTGAAGGCGTTACTAGGAAGGGTGTAGGGGTTGGCGTCAGTGACGACACCAATCTCTCCAAGATTTCTCAGGGGTACATTAGCCATCCTAGTGTCCTTACAACTTCATGATGTACGCGAGGGCGTAGTATGGAGGAGTAACTGAGTGGCTATGGTCGCCTACAGAGTTGATCGTGTGGCTGTGTGAACCGTCAGTACCAATGGTATGGTTGTGAGCAGCGCCTTCACCCGTAGCAGTCGTAGTGACAGTGAACGAGGAACTTTGGACCGTGGAGCCTTCACGGAGCCAGTTGCTACCAGCAGTGAAGTTGTTGTCCTCAGCAGTCTGTGTACCAGTCCACGTATGGGTGTGGCTGGGCATCTGGGCCGAGGTAAGGGCCGTATCACCAGTGACACCAGTATGGTTGTGACCACCAGCGGCAGATTCAGTGTGGGAGTGACCACCAGCAGCCGAGGAGGTAAGGGAACCACCAGTAGCGCCTACTCCATAGGTCAGAC